TTTTCCCCTGTGCGGGCGTCCGGGATCTTGGCCACCCCTTTGACGACCTTGAAGGCGCGCAGATCATCCAAAATGAGAGAATCTTTCGGCGCGACGAAGGTCCTGTCCTCCAGGGAGGCCTTGCGCTTGGGCATGTGCTCCCGGTACCAGCCCTCGGACAGCATGACCTCCTGGACGATCTCCGGGCCGTAGTGCTGCCGGGTCACCTCGGCCAGGTACTGACGGTTGCCGCGCGCATCGAGGGCCGCCCCGGAAAACCCGGGCAGACGGTCGCAAATAAAAAAGAGCGCCTGTCGTTGCTGGTGGAACGGGCACTGGCGCAACTCCAACACCAACGGCGTGGCCAGGATCAGGTTCTGTAATTCGAGCACCGGCCAATCCACGGACAGGTCGCCGGTGCGACCGAAGTCCTCGCCGAGATACGACCGGGCGTCCTTGGTGAGCTTGGCCAGGATCGGCCCCAGCTCGGCTTCCAGCCAGTCCTGCATCTCCCGATAGCGACGGTCTTCGGGCCAGTCCGTGAAATCATCCGCTGGCGGCGACCAGCGCAACACCGGGATATCCGGCGCCATGCACGATTCGATGAGTTGGCGGGTCAAGTAGGTGCCCGACCCCTGGGACGGGATACAAAACAGCTCCTCGTTCGCGCCGTCGCCGTAAAATCTGATCAGGCTGGCCCGCCAAGCGAACTCCTCCTCGAAATCCCAAGGCAGGCCCCGCACCTGACAGATGCGGCGGTACAGGCCTTCGTTCAGGGCATCGTCCAGGGTGACGCGGTGCAGGCTGTAGGGCAGCTTGCCGGCGCGAATGTCGAGGATGTAGTTGTTGAAGGGATTGGTCTCGCCGTTGTGCGTCGAAATAACTTCCACGCTGCCGCCCCACATGGTCAGGGCGATGGCCGCCTTCAAAAGCTCTTCCAGATCCTCGCAAAAGGCGGCCTCGTCGATGACGATCCGGCCCTGCTTGGAGCGTAAATTTTTGGGTTTTGAGGAGAGCGCCACGACCTGATTGCCCGAGGCGAACCGGACGCGGTAGGCCAGGACGTCCTTTTCATCTTCCAGGACGACCTCTTCGAATTCCGAGGCGGCCAGATGGAGTTTTTCGGACCATTGCCCCACGTCCTTGATGTACTGCTCCGTCATCTCCTTATTGTAAGAGATGTAATAGGTGTTCATCCCTCCTTCACTTTTCTTGATACTGGCGAGGCGGGCTGATTCTGCGGCATCGCCATAGGAGAGACCAATGCGGCGGGACTTCTCACAAAACTTAACCGGTGTTTTATCCCGATTCCAAGCGTCCTGATACGAGAGCAGCGGGGGGGTACTCATGCTTGTCCTCCAAGCCCGTCTTGCAGAAGCTCGGCCGTAGCGGCGCTGATGCCCCGCTCCGGAGCCAAGGCCCCATCCTTGGCGGCTGTGCCGGCGGCGGCCCGCATGTCCGAAAGCAGGTCGAGCACCTGCTTGACCTCGCGCAAGGCGGCCAGCGTCACCTTGTCCGGACTGGCCAGCATGGCGTTGAGCCTGTAGCCGACCGCCTCTTCCAGGGCGGCCACGGCGTCGGCCTCGCTCGTGATCTCACGCATGGGCGCAGTTGCCGGCGGCGCGGCCTCGGCCCGCTTGTCGGCCAGTTCGGCCGCCTTGATGGCCACCTCCTCCATCTTGGCCACGGCAAAGGCATCCATGGCCTGCATGGAGTCCAGGCAATTGGCTATGAGCTTGGCGCGCAGCTTGATGGTGTCCACCCGGATGGAGGCCAGCGCCTGGCGGATCTCGTTGCGCTTGGCCGGCCAGCCGTACTTGTCGGCCCAGCGCTTGAGGGTCGATGTCGCCACGCCAACGCGGGCGGCCACGACCTCGAAGGTGAGCCCGTCCACGCACCACACCTCCTCGGCGCGCTCGACGGTCTCCATGGGATGCTCGCGGCGACCCGGCAAGCCGGTCACGGTTACAGCCCCAGATGGTGGTTGATGACGGCGATTGCGGCCTCGGTCGCCCGCAGCTCGATGACGGCCTGGGTCAGGGACACGGCCTGGGAGGCGAGCTGCTCGTCGTCGATCGCGTCCACGGGCAACGTGGGGAGGAGCAGCAGGCGCAGCGAGTCGCGCAAGCCGGATGCCCGGATGCGCAATCCCTTGGCGGCCAGATCTTTTTCGGCTCGCTGGCCGACCATGGCGGCGCGTTCGAGGTCCATTATAATCCTCCCCGCAACGGGCTGTCGCCCTTGGCCAGCCGCGCAGGCGGGCAATACTGGTTGGTACAGATGGCGTCATACATGCGTTGCATGACCTGGGTATTGAGCACCACTTGGTCGTGCAGGCTGGTGGCCAACGACTCGTAGGCCGTGACCAGCTTGACGTTGTCCTGGTAATAGCGGGTCACCTGGCGCAGATCCTCGCCGTAGGCGTGGAGGATGCGGTCCATGTCCTCGCGGTAGCGGGTCAGATCCACCCGCCGGCGGCGGTCCTCCACCTGCCAGCACACCATGATCAGCCCCACCAGCCCCATGGGGGTCAGCGTCACCAGGGCGACCACGGTCACCAGCGTACCCGGAGGCAGGGCCGACATGGCCTTGAGCAGGGCCGCCGCCAGCGACGGGTCCATCACCGGCCTCCCTGGATGGTCCGCAGGATGCAGTACAGGCCGGCCAGGGCCGTGATGCACACCTGGGTGATGGGCGGCAGGCCGGCAAAATGCCCGACTCCCAGGGCGCCGATGCCGCCGATGGTGGTCCACAGCTGGCTGGAGCGCAGCCGGGATTCGGCGGCCATCAGCGTGCCGGCTACGGCCGGCGCATCCGACACCGCCGCGCACAGGCCGGCCAAGGGATCGGTCGCTCCCGCCGGTACCGTCGCCGGCTCGGCTTTGGTCGGCGCGTCCGGGGCCACAACGTCGGTGGCCGCAGCCGGAGCCGGTTGCACGACGGCCGGAGCGATGCCGGGGAGGGACTCCACCAGCCCGGCGAGCACCGACACGGCGGCGCGCAAATCCTCAACCTGCAAGCCGCCTGCCGCCGCGTCCGGCTGTTGGGCCGGTGGGATCACACCCGGCGTGCCCGCAATTTGCGTTTCCACTGTATCCGCCATGGTGACAACCTCCTTTTATTCCGGCCAAACACCGCCCGGAATATGTGACAACACACGATCCGGATAGTGATTATTGGCATCGGCTCGATTTCCCGGACCGCCGTTGTAGGCACGGCAGACGATCGTCCAACCGCCGTCGGCCAGATATTTGTCCGCCAGCCGTCGCAAGTAGCGGCAGCCCCATTCAAGGCCGATATCCGGGGCGAGCAACTCGGGGAATAATCCACGGAATCCAAGGCAGCGGGCGGTTTCGCCCATGGGTTGCAGGAGACCCCAGCTGACCGCCCGATGGACCTCTTCGACATAGATGTCGCTGCCGGCCGGGACGTACGAAAGGGGTTTCCCGAAAATGTAACGGGAGAAAAAAGCCGGCTCGAACCGTCTCGCCTTAGGGTCGCCGCTGGATTCGACTATCACCATGGCCAGCACCACCGACGCCGGCAGTTGATGCGAAGCCGCGATTTCACTGGTCAGATCAATGATGAGCTGGTCCACATTACACCCCCAAAAGTCCCAAGAGTTGCGGCCCCAGCACGCTGGCGGCCGTACGCAGGACAGCGGTCACGGCAGCCCGGGTCACGGGCCACCTGGACTCGGCCGCGCCGGGATTCTCGGCGGCCACGGCCGCGTCGTACTGGACGACCAGCGTTTGCAACGTCGCCACGGCCGGTTCAAGCGTGTCCTCAATGGCGGTCAGTGCCGCCGGGGCTTGAACCTTGGCCGTCGCCACGGCAGCCTTGACCTTGGTCAAAGCGCCGTCGAGGTAGGCCGCCCCGGCCTGGACCTTGGCCAAAGCCTCGGCCGGAGTCGTCGCGGGCGCCCCGCCCGTGGAGGTCATGACGGAGCAGCCCGACAAGGCCGCAAGCAGCATAAAAATCATAATATAGCGCAATTGGTTACCCTCCTTACCAGGGTTTCGGGCCCTGCCCATCATAGGGCTTGGCCAGCCCGCGCCGGATCAGCTCGCCGGCCAGATCCCGGACCTCGCCGTCCACCGTCACGTCCACGTCGGCCAAAAGGCGGAAATACTTGTCACGCCGCACGTTGCGGAGCGTCACCGGTTCGCCCGGCTTCAAGTGCGCAACCAGCCAGTCCCGGGCCAGCAGGCCCATGGCTTTGATCTTAGGGCGTTTGTCGTGGATTTCGGCCGTGTCGATGCCGGCCACGCGTACTTCCACGGGCGAGACCACGGCCGGCCAGGACGTCACGGTCACGGTGATGGTGTCCCCGTCGTGGACGTGGTCCACCACGGCGGACACGGTCGCGTGGTACACGTGCTCCTCGCTCCAGGCCGCCAAGGGGGCGACGGCCTGGAGCAGGAGCAGGGCAGCGAGCAGCAGATGGGAGGATCGGGTGCGTTTCATGCCGCCCAATTTAGGGCGTCTGGGGGCATGTGATAAGCTGGCCGTGTACGTCGGGGGACGTTTTAATCCGGATTAATCCGTTAGCGGACGGTGACCCGGCCCTGGTAGCGGCCGGACTTGTCGTAGATCTTGATGGAGTGGCCCTGGCGGACGGCCTTGCCCTGATAGTGACCGGATTTGTCATAGGATTTTGCCTGCCCCCGGCCGTCGGATGTCGTCCGGCCCTGGTAGCGGCCCGAGGCGTCGTAGTATTTCACGTCACGGGACTGGGTGTCACTGGTTTCTCCGGCCAGGGCGGCCAGTGGGGCGGTGGTCAGCACGAGGACGGCCAGGATGGAGGTCATAATACGGCGGATGGACATGGCTCACTCCAAAATTTCACGCTTGACATGTTGTGTTGCTGGCCCTGTATTAGCTTTCCTATGTAGCACGTGTAACCACTGGTCGTCACCCTCAACCGGAGCGCATCCCATGACCGGATTTTTTGCCTTCCTTTCGGTAGTATCCTTGCTCGGGATCATTCTCGGCCTCATCAAACCAACCTGGGTGCTCCACTGGGGCGCGAAACGGACCAGATTGCGGGCTGTTGGCTGGTACTGGCTGTTCACGATAGTTTTCGCCATTGTTGCCGGCGCGACCGCCCCCAAAAAACAGATAGCCGTGCAAAACGCCGCCGGCCAGGAAGCTCCAAACACTTCGGCCCCCGTGACCGAAACCCCAACCCCGGCCGCCGCCCCCAAGCAAGACAAACCCGCCGCGCAGGCCCCAGTTGCCGATATTCAGCCGGCCCAACCGGCCCCGGCAGAAAAAACCGAAAGCAAAATACCCACATACAAAAAGGGGATGGAAGCTACTGTCGGAAATTTCACGTATGTCGTTGATTCCATAAAATTTACCAAGCGAATCGGAAACAGCATGGTCAACGCAACAGCTGATGGAGTCTACCTTTTGATTACTATGACCGTCCGCAATAACGACTCAGAGACCCATTCACTGACAAGTGGATGGTTTACTGTCAAAGATGATTCCGGGACTGAATATGATTATTCGCATAATGCCGAGACAACATTACTCATGTCTGGTGGCAAGACATTTTTTCTCAAACAATGCAAACCTAAAATACCCACCAAAGGAACGTTGATCTTCGAAGTTCCTAAACAGGGAGTTCCCTATTTTCTCATGGTATCAAATGGATTTTTTTCCGATCCTGTCAAAATCGCCCTTCAGTAAGAAATTCCAAGCAGCGCGGCGCTACCCTTCCTTGCGCCGCGCCGCCTCCCGCCGCACGCTGGCGGCGGTGAACCGCAGAGGCAGTTCCGGATGGCGTTCCAACCGTCCTTCGTCCAGCAATTCATAGACTTGCGTGCGACTGATATTCAGCACGAACTCTACTTCCGGCCTGGTCAAAAAGAGCTTTTTTCGCATCAAATCCTCGGCGGACACGGACGGCAATACGGCAAAGGCCAGCCGTTTCGGCTGGCCGGGGATAGGCAACAGCAGCTCAAAACCCGCCGGATCAACGAGGCTGCATCGCTTGCCGCAGCCCAGGCAAATATACTTGCTGTCGCGCACCATCCAGCGGGCCTTGGTCGGTCGGGCGCAGCCCAACCCCTCGTAGACGTTCCCCTCGACACGGCCATGATAAGGCGCCCAGCCGTGGGACAACAGCCGCAGCAGGTCGTCAAAGACCGCGCTCATACGCGCCCCCGCAGGGTGTCCAGGGCCACCGGCTCGTCACGGCCGACCACCGGGGCCCACCAGCGGCCGTCGATGCCGAGGATCGGCGCGCCGGCCAGAAACGTGATGTCGTAGGTCGGCTGGCCGTCAAGCCCGACCCGGCCGGTCGGCACGGACACCCGGTCGCCCCGGTGATAGGGCAGCGCCGGGGCATCCTGGAGAGGCTCCAGGCCTGTCACCAGACGTTCTAGCACACCCGTCAGGCCGGCCGGCGTGAAAAACTGGTACTTGTCGCCGCCGGGACTGTGCCAGCAGCCGTCCAGGCGCAGCCGGTACGCCCCGGCCGGACCGTCCCAGGCCTTGGCGTCGAACAGTTCCAGCTTGACCGCTTTGCCCTGGATGCGGAGCAATATCGTGGTTGATTTTCGGCGTTTTTCGCTCATGTCATCCCCTCGTATCAACCAATGTGAGATACTGCGGCCGTCGCATACAGGGCGGCCACCTCGGCCGCCTGCCGCTCCCACAGTGCCCGGCAGCTCTTGCAGCGCCGCTTGTCCGTGGCCCGGCACCGGGCGCAGGCCACGCGCTCCAGGGCCGCGTGGATCGCTGTCAGTGTGGGCGGCTCGGCATCCGGCGCGGCCGGCGGCGTATCGGCCAGGGCTGCCCGCATGCGGGCCATTTGCCGGGCCACGTTGCCGGGGTAGCGCCCGGCCAGGATCTGCAACACGATGCTCTTCGTGATGCCTGTCGCCTTGCAAAACGCGTAGAGGCTCCGATGACGGGCCAGGATGGCGGCCCGCAACGCCTCGCGTTCGTCTGGCCCCATGGGTCATGCCTGGCTGGCCAGATCGGCGGACGCCGTCTGCTTGGCCACGCCGGTGCCGCCCGGCTCGGGGTCAATGCCGGCCCGCCGGCATCGGGTCCACAGGTCCTTGGCCAGGGTGGCCAGGGCGGCCGGATCGGCCAGCCAGCTAAATTTATCGACGCCAAATTGCTTGGATACCCGGGCATCCAGGCTCTTGGGCTCGTAGCCGAGCAGGCACCACAGTATGACCAGATACCGCTTCTCACGGGCCAGCGGCCCGTCCGGGATGTCCAGACGCTCGTAGCCGTCGGGCTTGTCGCCCTTTTTCCAGCCGCGCAGGCGCTTGGGCAACAGCGGGATGTCCACGGCCGCATGGGCAGGCAGCCATTTGACGGCCAAAGCGTCGAGCACCTGGTTGCGCTGGCCAAGGCTCAACTTGGACCAGGATGCCGGCGCGCAACCGCAGATGGAGCCGAATAGATCCACGAACAGATCCTTGTCGTCCTCGTACGATAAACGGGTATGCGGCAGCAGCGAGCCGAAAAAGATCTTGGACTGCATGTTGTAGATGGCCGCGCAAGTGACAACGTTCTTTTGTCGCACCATGGTGTCAGCTCGCTTTTTGCTTGGGGCGCTTGCGCACGACAAAGCGGGTATTGGCGGGGATGTTTCCGGGCAACCGACAGAGGGTCTTGCAACCCGGGCAGATCACCTGGCCCTCGAAAACGATGGCCGGATGGTTTCCCGGATTCTTGCACTCCTTGTAGCCTTCCTCGACCTGGCAAAGCGGCGTGCCCTGTTCCAGGACGTCAACGCGTTCAAGCCGCATACTCGCCTCCTATGCGCCGCAACCCGGCAAGGGCTTGCGCACGGCCGCAATATCCCCGGAGCCCAGGCATACTTCCTGGCGCCCGACCGTACCGTCCTGTTTGAGCTTGCGGCCAATGCTGGAGCCATTCTGGTAGACGATAACCAGGAGAATCAGTCCCTTGTGGTGCTGGCTGACGACCACGTCACCCGGCCGCATTGCTTGTCTAGCCATCGGTCAGCCTCCCTTGCACCGGCTTGGTCACGGCCACGTTGAGCGCCCGGGCGCACACCCGGGCCATGCGCGGGGCATGGTCCTGATCCACCGGGTCGGCCAGGAAAAACGCCACCAGTCGGTTGCCGTTGGTCCGATCGAAAATCCCGGCCCGGCCACGGACGGCCTTGTCGTCGGCATAAAAGCGGTCTGTCATGGCATCACCCCGCCAGACGTTCGGCGTCGGCCTCCTCCAGGAATCGCAGCAATTCCCGGTGATCCGTGCACCACCGGGAGACCATCCGCCGCATGAGGCCGGCACGCTCGCCCTTGGCCCACAGGCCGACCACCGGCACGCCGCAGGCAAAGGCCGCACCGACCTCGGCCCAGGCGTCCGTGCCCGCAGGGCCGAGGTAGATGACAAGGTCCGACCGGCAAGCGCCGGCGAGGTCGAAGCGAAATCTGGCCAAGCCGGCCGGGGACTCGATCCAGGCGTCCTGGTCCAGGTGGACGGACACGGTAGGCCCCTCATTCCGCCGCCGCTCTTCGATCCAGGACACCACGGTGTGGCCGTTGTCCTCCAGGAGGTCGGCCAACAGTTCCACGGCGTGCTGGTTCTTCCAGGATGAGGCGATGTAGATCTGCATTGAGATACCCTTGGCTGCTCATCAGGCCCCGGCCGCCACGCCGAGACGACCGCCCGCGCGGGGCGGTTTCGCAGATTATGCCGCGTCTTCCCGCAATTCCTCGGCCTTCAACTCGTAGTAAAACTCATCCTCCGCCACCTTGTGGACGCCGACGGCTGCCAACCGGTCTTCGGGCCAGTCGCGCATCTGTTCCTTGTCCACCTCGACCTTGGTCCGCAGCGCCTCACGGTAGGGTCTTCCCTCGGGATCGGCGGCCAGCTCCTGGAGCCGCTCCAGCACCAGCTTCCAGGTCCATTTTGCCAACGTCTTGAGCTTGCTGGACTGCCGAAATCCAAACAGCCCGAAGGTCATTTCCAGGGACTTTTTCTTTGGGAACAGCTCGGCCTTGCGGGCCACGGCGAAATTGGCCAGGGCCGCCTCCAGATCCTTGACCCGGGCGGTCAACGGTGTGGATTGGGCCTTGGCCTCGGCCTTGATGGTGTCGATGGACTCGTTCATGACGCCTTCCACGGCAGCCAGATCGCGCCGCAGCCCCGCCAGTTCGGCCAGGGCCGCGTCGGCCTCCTTGAGGTCCGCCAGCACCGTCACTTTCGGTTTTTCCCTAGCCATCGATTTCCTCCTCCTTCGCAAACCGGGCCAGGATGGCCCGACAGTTGTCGATGATCTTGTTTTTTACGGCGGTCTGCCCAGGGTCGCGCTCCATGAGTGCCCGGACCAGTCGACAGGCCGCGTTGCGTTCGGTTTCATAGGGATCGGCGATGTCCAAGGGTGGATATGGCGTTTCCACGGTGTCTTTGGCCCGAAGTGTGGCCCGATAAAGCGAGGTGGCGCCCTTGCGGCCGTGCCGCTCGATATAGCCTTCTTCGGCGAGCCATTGGCCGTACCGGTGACAGTGGGTGTAGGAGACCCGTGACACCTGGGCGAGGTCAGTCCAGCTAAACCCCGGCTTGGCCGACCGGATGGCCCGCCAGACCCGCTGGTAGTATTCGCCGCTCCGAATCCGAGCCTTGGGAACGTACCGGTACTTGCCGTCCTCGATCCGCGACAGCTCGCCGCGCTTGACCAGGTCGTTGATTCGGGAGCGCAGGCGGGCCTTGTCCGCCTCGACGGTCAGGCCCATGGCCTCGTACAGAAGCGCATTGGTCACGGGCTCTTTTCCGTTGACGGTGAGCCCCTGGATGACCAGGCGCACCCGGTCCATTTCTTCGGTTCTCATGCCCGCCTCCACGACCGCTGCTTCTGGACAGCCCGCACCATGGCCGCGTCAGCCAGGTTGGTTTCCCGAGCCTTGGCCGCTTGTTCGAGCAATTGCGTCATGTTGCGGACCAGCCGCATGTCGCCGTCGGACGTCTGCCGCACCATGGCGCAGGCCTCGGGCGTCAGGTCCAGCGCCGCAGACTCCAACGCAAAGGCCGCGATGTCGGCCTCGTCCACCGGGGCAAACGCCACTTCCTGGGTCACCCGCGCCCAAACCCGCCGGCGTTGCGACAGGAGCCCGATCAGCTCTTCCTCGCCGATCAGGATCACGGCCGCGCCGGTCGCCTCGTGGATGTCGCGCAAGTCCTCGACCCGGCCAAAAGCCAGCCGGTCCGCCTCATCCATGTAGATGGTGGCAACCATGTTCTGGGCACGGCGCTTTTCCAGGGCCTCGATCACCTTGACCTTGCAGGCGTTGGCCGAGCGCGGCGCTTTCGTGCCCGAGGCCTCAAAGCACAGACGCCCCAGGAACGCCGCCTGGGTTTCGTTCTCCCAGGCCGACAAGTAGACGCCACCGCGCTCGGCATGGCTGTTGCGGGCGGCAAAGGTCTTGCCCCGGCCGGCCTGGCCCCAGGCCACGACAAGGCCCGGCTGACCGCGTTCGGTGTCCTCGACGGCCAGCACGGCCCGCCGAAATGCGGCCACGTTCCCCGTCTCCACAAACACAGGTTTCATGATGCCTCCTCCCCGTTGGCGGCCATGCGGCGGCGCGCGTAGACCCGGCGCAGGCCCTCGAAACGGCCCCGCGCGCACGACGCGTATTCCTCGGTCTGTTCGTAGCGAGCCATCCAATCGGCGTCGGCCTCACGCAGGGCCACGCCGTCCCGGACGGACACGTTGAAAAGGTATTCGTAGCGGTCGAGCTCGGTGACGATTGAGGCCATTTGCGCCGGCGGCACATAGGCCGGGGCGTCGGCGAGCTTGGCCCGGGCCGCCGCCTTGGCTTCGGCGATGCGCTTGACGTTGGGGGCCGGCGGCTCCGGCAGCGCGGCCGGTTCGGCCTTGGCCGCCTCGACCAATTGCATGCGGCGCTGCGTTTCCGGCAGCACCACATTATCCAAAAATTCTCGGGCGTTGGCCGTAACCTGATTCTCCAACGCCTTTTTGTAGGCGATCTCGGAAGCCAGCAGCGCCTTGTCCTCGGCCGTGCCCAGGATGCCGGCGGCGGGATGCACGGTGTTCGGCACCGGCGTGGCCTCGCAGATCAGCCGCTTGCCCGTTTCGTCGTAGACCAGCACGGACCGGCGGTCCTGGTCATCGTAGCGTACCAGCACCGATTGGCGCAGGCTGTGCAAAAATGGATGGCGGTAATGCCGCCCGAAAATCTTGATGCCGTTCTGGTCGATCTGGCGGATCGACTTGGAGAGCATGCACGACCGCAGCTTTTCCAGCTCGGCGTCGGTCAGGCCGGGACCGGCGCCCGGCGTGTACGCCTCAAGCGGCGTCTGGCCTTTGAGGTGTCCGCGTTGGGGGCGCCGGACGTACTCGTCAAACCACATGGCCACGGCCGTATGGGCCTCTTCCAGGGTCAAGGGCCGGTATCCCGCCGCTTCGTAGAGCTTCCGGTGCAGATCCTCGCCGCGCTTGAGTCGGGGCGGTTTGTTCTCAATGGAGGAACCGACATAGCTCGGGCACCAGCGTTCGAGCTCCCCGAACGTCCCGAAAAAACGTTCGATGGTCTTGGATTGGCCGTGGTATCCCCAGGCAAATATCGTGGCGATGCCCAATTCCTGGAACACGCCGCCCAGGCCGCATTGCGTCAGGTCCACCCCGGTAAAGAACTTGCCCTTGAACGCCTTGCCATTGTCCAGGTAGGCCACCCGGGGAAACTTCCCGAGGCGCATGCAGGCCCGACGCAGGGCCGAGGCGATGGCTTGCGTGTTCTCTGTGGGCAGGATTTCCCAACCGAGCGGATAGCTGGACGCCATGTCGTACCAGAGCACCAGCTCCATGCGGGCGCCCTTGCCGGTCTCCGGGTCCAAAATTTCGAAATTGAGCACGTGGCCGTCGGCCACCATGATGTCGCCGACCTGGATCTTCGAGTAGTCGCGCACGATGTACGGGCAGCACTCGTCCACCCAGGCCTTTTTGCCTTTCCGGGCGTAGACGAATTCGCCGTAGTTCTCGGATATCCACTTTTCGATGAACCGGCGGATGGTGATCTCGGAACAGGCGGGAAGCCCGGCCGGGCGGAAAGCTTTAATGGCCTCACGGCAGACTTCGGCGATATTCGGCTGGTTGGGGTGTCGGACCAAGGCGGTGATGATGGTCTGGTGAGCCACAGTCAACACCGGCTCAACGCGCACGCCGCCGCGCGTGTCGGCCAGGGCCAGGGCGGAGCCGGTCCGGCGCAGCTTCAATTTCCAGCGTTCGAGCGACTGGACGGACACCGAGTCGCCCAGGATGTCCTTGATCTTCGGCCAGACGCCGGCACGATAAGCGGCGAGAAATTCGTTTTTTGCCGGCCCCTTGCGCGAGGCTTTGGCCAACGCCTCGGTGTAGAGACGCGTCAAGTCGGCCCTGGCCAGTGCCCCGCGCCGCTGGTCCTCGGTGAGGGCTACTTCGGATGTTTCGGCGGGCAGATTGGTGCCTTCGTAGGCGGTCAGGGCGTCCAGTACCTCGGCGGGCAGGGAGGCGGACAAGTAGGCCTTCTCGCGCCAAGCCTTACCTGATCCAGCTTGGCCGGCGAGAGCCCATCCGGCTTTTTTTGCACGGATATTGACCATCCGAGGCGTCACGCCCAGGGCTGGGGCCAAATCATTTGCTGTGTATGCTTCCTGCATCGTGCCGCCGTCCGTCCGCTTGTAAAGGTTCCGCGTCCCCTGATAGGGTTTCCGTCACCCGTTCATCCAACCGTCAACCCGCAAAGGAGACGCGGAAATGTCGTTTACAGATGACCTCTTGCTTTCTGTGGCCAAGGAACTGTACTTGGCGAAAACCCAACAAAAACCAGCAACGATAAAACCCCTTAATGACACGGATTATACTGGACAATTTGAACGCATCGCCGAAGAATTCAGCTCTTTCGTTCTTCTTCTACGTCGTAAACTAAAGGTAGACGACCAATCTTAAACGCAACTCCGTATTCAGCCACACGGCTATTTAAGGCGGCAGCCACGACGGTCGCCGCCTTGACGCTATTTTTTTCGGCATACTGTTGCAGTATGCGCTCGATTGCTTTCTTGGCCTTCTCGAATTCCATCACATTCTCCTTTGGCTGCTCATCAGGCCGGACGCGCCACCGTCCGACGACCGCCCGCGCAGGGCGGTTTCGCACGGCTACGCCTTGTCCATGTCCTCGCCAAAAACACTCTCCATGAGGGAATAAAAGCTTAATGCCTTGTCCGACATCATTACGTGGACGCCGCACATGGCCAAAAGCGCCGCCTTAACGGCCTGTTCCGGCAGGTCATTTTGCCGCAAAACCTGGGCAATCTGCCGCATCTCTTCCGCCGTCCCGGTCATTCGTTTCCGTTTGCTCATCATTTGCCCCTTCGCTGGTATGATTGCGGCTAGGCCGCTTGCTTGCCTTTCATGGTTTCCGGCAAGGCGAGCCACTTCACGGGACATCCGGCCTCCACAAGCCGCTGCAACGCTTGCAGGTCGTTGCGTCGGCCCCAGATGGTGTCGGACATCTTCTGGCGCTTGCCGCCGGCCAGCCGGGCCAGCGTGGTCACGGACACGCCGCACCGCGCCATCCAGGCTTTGATTTCCCTGCTGTTCCGCTTCATAATTCCGCCTCGATCGTGCGCTTGTGCGCCCGCAGGCGCTTGATTTGCTGTTCCGTCCTGGCCCACTCCAAGAGCCGGGCGTCCTCGCCGTCGATGCACCGCCAGCCCAACCCGTGGGATCGGGCCAGCAGATCGAGGGGCTCGATCGTGGCAAAGACGTGGCAAAAGAGGTTGAGCGCCCGCAGGCTCGGCACATTCTTGGATTCGTTGGGGTTGAGCCATTTTTCCAGGGTGGCCAGGGTGAGGGCCTCGGCGTTGCCGCCGCACAGCCGCACGCCGTAGCGCCGCGCCGCCTCGTTGAGCCTGTCCACGGCCGCCGCCCGGGAGAGTCCGGATGCCTCGACGATCCGGGCCATGGATGCCGCTATGTCGGCGTCCGTGTTGAGGCTGGGCAGGTCCAGCAGGCTGCCTTGTCGGGCGGTGGTCATCAAATTCGTAATCCTCGATCCGATTTTTCCCTGGGGCCGGACATTGAGGTTCTCCGCCGCCCCTGGTAGCTAGTGTGTGCCGGGTCAAGTGACCCCTCTTGAAAAAGAGGTTTAGAGCTAAAAGTGTCAATGGTCAACGCTAAAAAGCGTTTCCCAGCATATTTTTGTGCTAAAAAGATAAAAGATATGTATCTATCTGTAATTATTCATGATTAACAGAGCCGGCCAAGAGCCTGACGTTTCCCAGCATATTTCCCAGCATGACCCAGATGGTGGGAAACAGTTCCATGCCAAATTTGAGCGTGTGATGGCCGCTTGTGGAGTCCGAACCGACTCTGAACTTGCCAGGATTTTAGACATTAAGCCGTCGTCTGTAGGGGCTGCCAAGCGCAGGCTTCAACTTCCCCCAGGGTGGATTGAGCAAATAGCTCAAAAATTTGCGATAAATGCTGATTGGCTCTTCTTCGGTGTCGGCCCCATGCGCCGTGGCGAGGTCGCCGCCCCGGCCGCCACGACAGCAGATCAGGCTCCGCCACCGGCAAAGGAAGACTTCAAGATGTCGGATATGTTGACAAAAACAGCCGAAGTCTTGGAGTCGGAGACAATCTACCGCACGGCATTAGCGAGCAATATCAACGCCTTCCATCAGGCCGTCCAGGGCGAACGGCTACTGACGAATTTGGCGGAGCGAATGGAGCTTTTAGAGAAGCAAGTAGCCGAATTACAGCGAGAAAATAGGGAATTAAGGCAAAAGATGGAGCCTGCCGACCAGTCCAAGGCGGTGGGTTAGGCGGGGCAAGGTCGTTGAGGTGCTGGTCTGGCGTTGCCGGAGAGCCCATGGTTGGGGTGCCCGGCCGTCTCATTTTGCCTGATATTTTCGCCCGTTCTTTGGCGAATTTCTCATTTTGGTTTTCAGGCGTTTCGCGCCCCTGGCCGACGCCCGCCAGCCCACGTCCGGCCTACGTTTGTCCCATATTCGTCCTACCCGATTGAGGCCCCACGCCATTTCTCACTTTGCCTGACTCCCCACACCGGGTGTTCTTTCTCAAAGCTCTCTGTTTCATTCCGATCAAAATACACTTCAAGTTCCGCCCCGGACTGGCGCCATGGCCGTGGCTCAAAACCGCCCATATCGGCATCATGCCCACACAGAA